CTACAGTTAGCCCGATCCGTTCATCGAACTCACAAAAATGCAAGGCTCTCCATTCCAAAGGGAACCTATTTGTACGATATCTACGAAGACCCGAATCCCAAAATGACGATAAAGAAAAGTACTCAATGCTTCCGAGCGGATACCAGAATACTGACGGAAAAAGGATACGTTGCTATCTCTGAAATAAAAGTAGGGGACCGGGTGCTCACGAAGGATTCCGGGTTTCAATCAGTCAAGACGATCTTTAAAAACTCATGCGAGGGCTTGCTGGAAATAAAGGCCGATGCTATGGATGATTTATACGTAACGGAAGAGCATCCGGTATTTACGTATGGATTTGATAGGAATAAGTATCGCTATGCGATGAAGGGTAGGGTGTTTGATACCGTTTCGTTAAAGCCGGCATCGGAATGCAAGCAGGGTGATTTTCTCATCCACCCGTTAGGGTTTCCGGTAGAAGAAAAATACTGGCTGGATATACTCAAGTATTCGGAAAATGTAGTTGATACGAGGGAGGATAACTTCCGAGTAAAGAACGGGCAACGGTACCTCCCGAAAAGGATACCGATGGATCAGAGAGCCGGTGTAATGTTTGGGTTCTTTTTATCCGAAGGTCATGCCCGAAAGCTCAAAACGAATATCGGGTTTTCTTTTCATGAAAAAGAAACGGGATATGCAGAGGAGGTCACGTCTTATTTTGCTTCTGTTTTTGGCATAATTCCCGCAGTTTATTATGGAAAAGATACCTGCATCAGGATCTCATTGAACGATAGGGCTTTGCATTCGTTATTCAGAGAGATGGGTAGCGGTTCATATGATAGGCGGCCGCTTCCTGAATTTTACAACGGAACCGATGAGTTTTTCCGAGGCCTACTGTATGGGATATTTTGCGGAGACGGCAGGATAAAGCAAAGGCAGGTATCACTCCATATCAAATCGAAGGAGTTGCTTTATTTTACCAAGTGGATTCTATCCCATTTTGGCTACGTTTCAAGAGTAAGCGGTGATTGCCTTTATTTGAATTCCGATGCCGGCCGGTTCATTCATGGAATATGCAAAATGCCCCACAAAGGAAGCTACACGAGAAGTATAGTTCTAGATGACCATATTGCCACACGGATAAAAAAGATACGGAAGGTTTGCGGACAGGTTACGGTTTACAACCTTGAGGTAGAAAACGACCATACTTATATTGCAAACGGATACGTGGTTCACAATTGCGGAGTCAGCGAGTATCTGATAGTAAGAAGCACGAAGCGGGCGATGAACGGAAAGTCTATTCTCTATTTACTCCCGACGTTTCAGTTAAAAAATCAGTTTGTGCAGGAGCGGGTAAACAAGACGGTAATGTTTACCGGGCTATATCGATTGTTCCAAGCTCAATACACCGGGAAATTTGCCGAGTCCCTTTCTATCAAGCAATTTGGAACCGGTACCATAGTCTATTCCGGATCAAATACTCCGAACGCCTTCATCTCGTACCCGGCGGACGACATCATAGTAGACGAGGTGGATCAGTGTGACCAAGACCTTCTTTACATGGCAGAGGAAAGGCAGTCAGCGTCAACCGACAAGACTACAATCAAGGTTGGAAACCCAACCTATTCGAATTATGGAATCGATTACGAGTTTGAAAAAACGGACAAGAAGCAATGGGTAATAAAGCATGGATGCGGCCATGAGTTCATGCCTGACTTTTTCAGACATGTGGCTCGGAAGCTAGACGACGGGCGGTTTTCCTTAATTGACAAGGCCTACCGGCCGGGGATGAAGCGGGATATTCTGGCCTATTGCGATAAGTGCAACCAGCCATTTGACAGACACGGGAAGGGAAGATGGGTGCCGCAGGCAATTTCTGAAATATCAGGATACCACATCTCAAAAATGTTCTCGACCTCCGTAACGCTGAAAGAGCTACTCAATAGGTTTGAAGAAGGATTGAAGAACGATGCCGCGCTCCAGAGGTTTTACAACGGTGACCTTGGGCTGGCTTACACAATCCAGGGAGCGCGTATCGACAGGGCCATGCTAGATGCCTGCGTACGGCCTTATAATCTTCCGGATGGAATGAAGAATCCTTGCATCGCCGGGATAGATGTCGGGATGACCAACAACGTAATGATTGCTGAAATTTTGGATGACCGGCGGCTTAGGTTGGTTTATGCGGGAACGATCAAGGACGGCATCGATATCCTCAGGATACTCAAGCAGTTTAATGTCAGGTGCTTTGTAATAGACGCCCTTCCCGAAACGAGAATGTCCAAAAAGATAATATCCAACCACTCCGGTGGGTTTATGGCATATTACACGGTTCAGAAAAATGAGTTCACGGTTGGGAAAAAGGACAGAATAATCAGCACGGATCGTACTATGGCTCTCGATGCGGTGAAGGAATGCCTTATGCGAGAGATGATTGAGTTTCCTCAGAACGCGGCAAGCATAGACGGATTGTATGAACAGATAGGCAGCTCGACACGGGTTTTCGATAACGCGAAGCAAAAATATGATTGGCTTCATGGATCTGCACCGGACCATTACCTCCATAGTAGCGCATATCTTCTAATGGCTAACAGACTATACCTTCATGCGAATAAAACATATTGACTCGACAACATGTAGGACATACAATGGCGCAGAGGTAGAAACAATATGCAGCATGAAGACAGAGAGGAAGTGGTTTTTAATGGAGTAACTTTTCGGAGGTACCCGGATGCTCCCAAAAGAACCGATAGGGAATATTATGTTTCGGGTTCAACGGGTAGGAAACAAGGAGTCCAAAGGCTACACCAAGAGATATGGAAAAGTCACAACGGGGATATCCCGAAAGGATTTATGATCCATCACAAGGACGGGGATTCCGGCAATAACGATATTGAAAATCTCGAATGTGTCGAGAGTGGGTTGCATCGGTCGGGGCACATGAAGGAATACACGAAGCAGAACAGCGCGGCGGTTAGGGATCATCTCGACCGGGTTAGGCCGCTGTCTCACGAATGGAGAAAGACGGAAGAGGGGAAGGCATGGCACAAGGCACATGCGAAAGCAAGCGGGTTTGGGAAATTGAAATTTGAAAGAAGCTGTCGCGCATGTGGAAAATCGATCCTTCGAGCAAGGCGATATAGTGATGTTTTTTGTTCTGGCGGGTGTTCCGCGAAATACAGACGCCAAACGGGAATCGACAATGAAGATCGGACATGTGGATTTTGCGGAAAAACATTCACGGTAAATAAATATTTAAAGAATCGGTTCTGCGACAAGAGTTGTTCGGGCAAGTGGAATCGTTCTTCCAAATAAAAACACTTGATTTTCTGTAGCATATATGCGACGATTGCGTTCATCTGAGGTAAAAATGGGAATCAAAACTTTCCTCTCTGGCTTTACCAGCAAGGCGGCGACGGTTAACAAAGCCATAGCCGAGGCATACCAAACTATCTCCCCGCAAACTCAAATGGGAAACGACCAAACCCGGCGAGCCTATTCAATTTATACGATGTCTCAACTCATGGGAGTTTCCGGAAGGGATAAACACGGAGAGATGGTCTCCGGGAAATACGAGCAGTCATTGTTCTATCTTTCTATCGATGAAAGGGTGAGCATCTTCCGGCTATGTGCTCCTGTCCATGCTATTGTATCCGGAAGGATGTCGCGAATATCGGGGATCCCATTCGAGATTGTTTGTAATAAAACGGAAGAGGACCGGGACGCCGAGAGGCTCAAAAACCTAGCGGCCGTATTCAAGGAATATAGTGGCGCGGAGGATATCAAGTATCAAGTCGCCGCAGGCAGAATGAGACAGTTGATTATGGAAGTGCTTCCCGATGTTCTGCCCGATCTCTCCAATTTTGAGAAGGCTCTCTATCGATGGAAGAAGCGGCTGGACGTAATCAAGGTAGATCGCGGCGAAGAAATAAAGCACTGGCTTATGCAACCGAACCAAGACGACAACTGGGAAGATTTCATAAAGAAGTATATTTTCGATCTCATGATCCATGGGCAGGCAGTAATTTATAAGGAAGCGTTGCACGGGAAGATTGAAAACTTCTACATAATGCCCGGAGGGACCGTAATGCCATTGAAGGATAGGTTCCTAGGAGGGGCAACAGCCTATGTTCAGATCATATCCGGGTACGAGCCCAAAATTTACTTCTCAGATGAAGTTTGCTACTCTCGCTATATTCCATCATCCGCTCGAGCCTACGGGATGGTACCACTTGAGTGTCTGGTCAATAAGGTCGCCGAGACCATGTTCTTCGATAAGCTTATGGCAGAGCAGGCCGATGGGACAAAGCTTCCGGAAAAAATGATAGTAGTCGCGGACAACAGTCCTTTTGGGGCAGCTGGAGATTCTGAGTTCAAGGTTCCCATGGACGTCAACGAGCAGACACGTCTTGAGACAAAGGCCAATACTCCAAAGCGCGGCGCAATCATGACCTTTTCAGGGAACACGGTTACGGTAGTTGACTTATCGAGAGAAAACACCATGGCTCTCCAAACTGAAAGGCAAAAGGATGTTCGGAACGAAGTGGCGCTTGTTTTCGCCGCAACTCCGATGGAAGTCAACCTTGCCAACTCAGAAGGAACATCCGGAAGAAGCACGGCAGAAGCCCAGCAGGAAATAATGCACCAAAGAGGCGTTCTTCCTCTACTGCAGCAAATTGAAAGAGCGATGTCGGATCATATAATTCCTTTCCGGTTTGGTTGGGGCTATCGGCTTGAATACGATACCGGAAGAGATGAGAAGGAAGAGCTGGATATCTTAGTCAAGAAAATGCAGACCGGGCTGTTTAGCGTCAATGAAATTAGAATTGAGGACTTAAATAAAGATCCGTTCGATGGCAAGCAATACAATGAGCCGTCGCAGGCACAGCAACCGCAGCCAGGGTCTTCCCCAGACACGGCAATGTTCACACGGAATTCTGATGACTGAGCAGTCGCCTTCCGAACAGCTCGCGTATAAGGATGCACAGGTGGAACGGTTGAGGGTGAGGCTGACCAAAATGACCTATGTTTGTGATATGCAGGCGCAGGCCTTACACAAACAGGAAATCCATATAGCGAAGCTGGAGAAGGCTCTTGACGAATATCACAATAAACGACCGAAAAGTAAAACAGGCTGAGTTCGATTCTTTTGCCGATCCATTGAGTTCCGATTTGATCGCGATTTTCAGTCTATTGAGGGACGAAGCTCTGGAAACGGTAGTCGAGAATTCCAGCGAAACGCCGGAACAAATAATTGAAAAAATCATTGGTCTGCTAAGGTGAAACATGAAGTATAAAAGACGGTCATCTTCCTACCGTGAGGTGCAGAAAAGGCAAACCGCCGCGAGCGCGAAGGATGTAATATCCACATGCATGCAAGACTTCCGGTCGGGTAAGCTTAAGTCAGCATCGGGGAAAACGGTAACCGATAAAAAGCAAGCGATAGCGATTGCATTAAACCAAGCCGGTATTTCCAATAAGAGTTTGGAACACTCGGAAATGCTCAGCAAGGTTCACGTTCTTCGGAAATCATTAGAGAATGCGGTGGCGAAGCAATTTGAGCTGGATCGGAACCTTGAGCAGAAAGTTATAAATTATTTTCGATCGAAGCCTTCTATCTCGGAAAGGGATATAGCCGATTTAGAAAACAGGCTCGGGTTGTTCCCGGGTCAATTGGATGCCACTATTTACAGGATCCTGTCCTCCTTGCTTAATCCTCAGTTGCAAACGGATGTCATCGTAACGAAGCCGGAAGTTATTCCTGCAATAGACACAGCAGAGAAGCTTGCGGAAATTAAGATCCAATTAGAGAAAATGGTCGAGATGACTTTGGGAAAAAAAAATAGCGACAGAGTAGAAAAAGGCCACTGGCAACGGGCCGATGGATCATGGTGGTGGAGGAATCCACAGACCAAGGTTGTTGAACCGTATAAATTTCAGGAAGGCCGGACTGAACCTCAGGGGACAACTGCGGAACGAAGCGCTGAAAGGAAAAGGAAGCGAGAAGAGCGAGCGAAGAAGGTTGAGCCGGTAGTCGCAAAAGCTAAGGAAAACTTTGAAACGCAAGTGGTCCCGTTTACAAGATCGGCGCATCCGGTTGGAAAAGATACTGGTCTGCCAACCATGAAGCAGGAGGCGGTAGGCGCTGTCGGGATGGAACACGAGAAGGTACTGGAATCGTTCGGAAGGTTTTTGCCAGGGTCGCAGGTGACAGTAGTATATCGGGGCGAATTAGCAGGACCTTATGAAACGGGTTCGGCAACTCTACAGATGACTCGAAGTCGAACGAGTGAGCACGGAGAATGTTCAGCTTCGGTTAAATACGATGTAAATAAGCACGAAAAATTTACTCGGAAAGAGGTGCATATAAACGGAATCTTTCTCGCGGAGGATACGAAGGGGAAGGACCAAGGAACTATTTTTGCGACGAATATTGTGCAAGGATGCATAGACAATGGAGTCCAGACGCTATCTTTCGAGGCGGCAGGCTTCGGGCAGGACAAAGAAAAAAAAA